CCGATATCTGCTTGCATTCTACGGTTCCCAAAGCCTGGAATTCTATCAAAAAATTCAGTTTCTGTGTATTTTTCAAATGCTGGCGCAGCGTCTTTATGCAATAGAATAAATTGTACTCCTTCACCTAAACGATTGGAAGGTACTACTTTTAATTTTGCAGTGTCGAATAACTCGACTTCTGTGTCAATTTCGTTGTTCCAAGTTCCGTGTGTAAAATAACCCATGTTTGCAGTAACGCGTCTTAAAACTTTTTCTGCAGTTGGTGTAATATACATAAGTAGTGCATCAGTATTAATGTCATTTTCTTTTAATACCGCAAACGCTTCTAAAACTTCATCTAAAATATTATCGGTATCTAACGTTAACTCTTTTACAGTAACGCCTGGCTTAGTAACAATTTTATTATAGCGATAAACATCTAATGCTGGCGCTTGCACCTTGAGAATATATCTGTTCGCAATAGTAACAATTCCTTGCGCAGTAGACTCTTCATCTTCAAACCTGTCAATAATAAGACTGTCGCCTTTGTCTTGCGTTAGAATCATATCTTTCCAAACACCAACAATTCCTTTTCTACTATACCCTTGCTCGATATCAAAATCTCCAAGATTATTATTTTCAAATGAAGTATGGAAATACCTCACTGTATTTGTACCTGTAAAAATTGCACTATCATTAATCAAATCAGCAGTATATAAACCCTGTTTTAAAGTTCTTTCTAATTCTGCTGGCTCTTTAATATACCTAATTGCTTTATCAATAGCATTCATATTTTTTTACTCTCCTTTTTTTATCTTTTATCTTAATTTTCTAAATTCAGCGAATTCGTCTGGTGTGGGCTTATCAGTTTTCTTGTTTGGGTCGCCACCAGCTTCATCCTTGACTTTGCTAACTTCAAACAAATATGCATCGCTTTTCTTTAAAGCATCTAATTGCTCTGTGATATCTTTTTCTGGATCAAGTAATGCTTTAACTGCTTTGACATTTTTAGCACCAGATTGAATTACTGAAGTTTCAATTTGGAATTCCTTTTCGCGCTCTTTTAACTTCGTTTCATATTCTTCAATCTTCTTCTTATTATCTTCTTGCAAGCTTTCAATTTGTTTAGTTAGCTCTTCATTGCCTTTTGCTGATTTTTGTAATTCAGTCAGTTGTTTATCTCTATCGACTAACTGTTCTTTGTAATCTTTTGCTTGATTATTTACCTCATCAAATTTTGATTTTGGTATAAACTTTTCTTCTGCAACATCAATTTTAAAATCTTCTGCTTTTTCATTGATTTGCTTCACTAAATCTTCGCCTAGTTTTTCAACTAGTCTGTCATATGTCTTTTCAGACAAGATATTTTTTAAAAACTTCATATTTCCTCCTTGACTTTTTCTGTTGGTTGTCTCCAACTAGAAGTGTTTTTAAAAACTGCTATATGGTTAGCAGATACCAAATTAATTTGGTGCAACGTTGTTTCTATTAAAAACGCGGTTGCATATAAAAAGACCAACTTTCGCTAGTCTTAATTTGTTTTATATAAATTGCAGTTATAATCGTTTTTGTATCAAACCCTATTAAGTTTACAACAAATCAATTAAAATCGATTGTACGTTAAATATGGGCTTGTACGAGTGATTTTGAACATAATAAAAGCACGCTTGTGTTTGCGTAATAAGGACTGAACATTCATCTTCGGTTTCAGTGTCTAATTCATCATAAAGGTCTTTGACAATACCAATATATATATTTCACCATCTGTGCATATTATTTTTACCTTTGTTTTTGTAAAATATTTTGAGTTTGGATGTATTCTCTTTCGGTTATCTCTTGTTTATCTGCTTCGTTCATTGTATTAAGATTAGATTCTTTTTCTTCTGTCCCTATTCTTGTACGCCATCTATAAAACGCTCTATCGTTTTGCAAGCTATATCTTTCATATTCAACATTCATTTGTCGCCATTTTAACCTCAATCTCTTTGCTGTTTCAGTATCGCCATTTGCTCTATAAAGCCTTTCTTCAGTTTTAAGTTGTCTAATTCTATTTTCATATCTTCTTTGTGTTTGGTCTATTTTGTATTCTTTTTGTATTTCAGCGCTTGAATAATCGGCTGGTGGTCTGCTGCCCTTCTGGTATTCGATTAATCTGTGTCTACAATTATAACCACTTATACAGCCGTTTCCATCGCCTTTCAAACCTTGTAAAGCATTTTCTAACGCTTCATATTTCACTCCGTCTTTCGTGCCGCTTTTACCACTGATAGAATATAACTTACCCTGAAACGGTGCGCATCTTGGCGATGCATCAGCATGAGAAGATATCCAAACTAAATCTACGTCTTCATCTTTTGCAAACTTTTCTAAATCTTTCATATTTGTTTCATAGCGTACAAACATTTCAGCTCTGTTTCTAAGATTGACCTTATAAGGTTTTCCATTTCTATCCACCCTGTTTGATATTGGTGGGTTTGCTGACAATACCTTTAATTGACCTCTTACAAGTTTATTATAATCTCTAATGATTGGTGTGCCTTTAACGGCATCGTCAATATAAGGTCGAAACTCTTCATATGCTTTTTTAAATTGATTATTAGTTCTAACACCATTTAAAGTATCAAGTGTCGATTGTAAATTTACTGTATATGTCTCACCTTTAGCAAGCAAGTCATCGCTTATATTTCTTGCCAATCGATAGTTTACATTTCTAGTTGTCGCCATTCTTATCGCTTTGGTGTTTATCGCATATTCATAATACCAACGTTGAGTAGATAATGCCAATGATTGTTTTGCTTCTTTTAAAAGAATTGGATTATTAATGCTTTTGTTTAGTTTTGCAATTAATTTCGCAATTTTTCTAGTTGTTGCTTGTTTATTGATTCCAGCATTAACATCTTTAACAATTAACTCTTTAATCTCTGTTGTAATTTCTTGAATAATTGTTACTTCATCTTTTGCTGTATTTAAACTTGGACTATTCAGCGTCTTCGGCATCGTCCTCGCCCTCTTCCGGCTCTTCTAACAGCTCTTCAAATTGCAGCGTTTCTGGTGTGTCCATCGCCATTGAGTTTTGAAACTTTATTCTCTGTACTTCTTCTAATTTTTGAGCTTCGGTCCATTCATCGTGGATTTTATCAACTGCAGTTTCTACTGATGCTACTCCCTGTGCTTTGGCAGCACCCCATGTTAAGATTTTATCTTCTTGTTTTGTGGTGATATAATCTCCAAATGAAACATTGATATCTAGATTGTTGAAGTCTAAATCTAGTTTAGCAAATGCATCTTGGTCTGCGGTAGTGTTTTGTTGCATCCAGCTATTAAGTTGCAACATTTGCATAAATAGATCTTCTAAAAATGGTATCCATAATTTTAGTTTTTTACTTCTTGTTTCAAGTGTCGCTTTATTTCTTTCTTGTTGACTTTCTGCTGAGGCGTCAATAGCTTCTAATCCTGTGATACCCAAAGCAACCGGCGATAGCCCAGCATTGTTGATTGCATTAGTTAATGCTGTTTTATACTTGTCTAAATGCTCTTTAGTTTTATCCGGTATTTGTTTTATAGTAATTTCATTCTTTGTGTTTTGGTCTTCATCGCCTGTGATTTTCACATAGTTTGTCACGAACTCATCCGGCATCATAGGCTCTTGAACTTGCCTACCGTCATGGAGTGTTATAGTTCGCATCGGTATCATATTTTCTGGAATATATCTAATCGTTTTATTATCTCTTAGTTCTTGGATAAGTTCAGAATATGCCTCGTCCAATGCATCGAATGAGTCAATAGCGCCTTCATAATCGCTTGCACCATAATCAGAATTAATAAATTCATGAGAAGGAGTTTTGTTTGGCTTGTAAAATGCTAACATTCCTTTTAAACCTTCATATACAAATTCATCGTTATCGTTTAATCTTTGTTCGCCGTCGCTTGTATATTTAAGTTCTAAGCCTTCTGGAATTGATTCAAGTTCAACTTGTGCTTCTTCGCCATTCGCCAAAAGTTCATAAAGCTCATAGCGGATAATTGCATCTTTATCTTCGTTGGTTGTATATATTTCTTCTAATCGGTACATAGTTTTCTTATGTTGATACCAATATTTAAAGATTACTGCAACTAATATTCCGCGCTCAAACACTGCTTCGCCTCTTGTTGCATCGGCTGTTTCTAAAATTGGATAATTCGAAAGTGAAACCTTATGCGAAAACTTAAAGAATATTCCACCGCCCCAACTTTCATTTTCGGCGCCATTTTCTAATCGTTGACTTACGTTACAAATTCTTAACAAGCCTTCTAATAAATCTTGCGCTTGTTTTGATTTTGTTTCATCTTTTTCATCTGAATCTTCTTTGTAAACAACCGCGTCTGCTTGAAAACCACCGCCAAATAACACAGTAGCCATTTTAGTTGATATCAAACCTGGTATGCCGGAATGTATCATTCTTGCAGAATGTGGTGCTTTATACCAAAAATAATTAATGCTTTCATCTTTAATGTTGTTTCTATATAAATTTCTTAATTGTCTTTTATCTCCTGTGTACCAAGTACGATATTCTATTAACCTACGAGTATATGCCTCTGGTGAGTCCAAATCATCAATATCATAAGCAAATCGTGGATCAAAGTTTATTTTATTTCTAAGCATTTTAAGGTCAACCTCCAATCTTTTCAACCGTTTTTTTAATCTGTAATCTTTAAACCTTTGAAAAAGCCCCATTATGCCACCTCACTATCTTTAAACAATTCATATTCTTTCGACGCTTTCAGTAGTGCATTCATATGTCTTGTAATTGCATATTCAACGCTGTCGATAATGTCGTTATGTCTTTCGTTCAAATCTTCTCTAACTTCCTTTGGTTTTTTGCCTTTTTTTGCAATCATAAATGCATCGTAAGCATCTTTTCCTTCTGGCGCATCATTAAACTCAAATTGACCGTGTGATAATAAAATAATCATTAAATCTACACGTTCTTTGATTGTCGCTTTATAACTGCTGATTACTTCAATCGTTGGAAATATCTTTTTAAACAACGTTTGTAAATCAGTTATATAATTCTGTTCGGCGCTATCGACTGATACATATTTGATGTTTAAATGTTTATATCGTTTTAAAAATGCAATTAAATGTCTCGTTTTTTCTTCATAGCCGCATTGTTTAAATGTGTGCTTGTCAATAAGCCCAACTTTTCTAAAACCAGGTTTAAATCCGACTAATGATATTGAGTTGTATGCTCTTGTCGCCCCAATATCAAAACCAATACCAAAGCGATTATAATCTCTAACGTGCAACGGCTTGATATGCTTGTCTGCATCTAGATAGTCAATGTATAATAACTCGCCTGGCGTTCCTCTTTCCCCTAAAATCTTGATTATGTAGTAATAAGAGCCTACTGGGTATATTGACGATGCAGCTTCTATTTTTTCATCAGTCACAACCGGATTATCTTTCATAGTCCAGTGCAAATAATACCAGCCTTTTTCTTTTTTCACTTTGTCCATATCTACAATAATTGTTGTTGGTGTTGACTTTCGGTTTAATATTTCGCACCTGTTAA